CATCCCATCGACTCAAGCTATTCCTAATCAGATGGGTCAAGCGGCTATTGGTGTGATGGAGCGTGAGCGCATATCTGTAAAGATCATGCCTATCAATCCCAAGAACTTTCTATTCGACCCGAATGGTACTTCGGTCGATGACTGCATGGGGGTGGCGATAGAGAAATACGTGAGTATTCATAAGATTGTAGAGGGTATTGAACGTGGAATCTACCGCAAGGTGGACATTACCCCTACCTATGAAGATACTGACCTAGAGCCTACCCAAGAGGTAAGCCAGTACCAAGACGAGAAGGTACTGTTGTTGACGTATTACGGGTTAGTTCCCCGTGAATACCTCAATAACATGAAAGAAAACAAAGACATAGTTGAGTTGTTTCCTGAGAATTCAGCGGCAGAAGACTACACCGATATGGTTGAAGCCATTGTTGTGATTGCCAATGATGGTATGTTGCTCAAAGCTGAAGAAAACCCTTACATGATGAAAGACAGACCTGTGTTGTCGTACCAAGACGATACAGTTCCAAACCGCCTGTTGGGGCGAGGTACAGTGGAAAAAGCCTTCAATATGCAGAAAGCTATTGATGCTCAGACTCGCGCTCACTTGGATTCACTCGCTTTGACCACTGCCCCTATGGTTGCTATGGACGCAACAAGACTTCCAAGAGGTATGAAGTTTGAAGTCAAGGCTGGTAAAGCTATTCTTACCAATGGAAACCCAAGCGAGATTATTTACCCATTCAAGTTTGGTCAGAATGACCCCAACAACCTAGCAACTGCCAAAGAATTTGAACGTATGTTGCTTCAGGCTACTGGTACGCTGGACTCTAACGGCATGGTTTCACAGGCAAGCCGTGATGGTGGTGGTATGTCGATGGCTGTTGCCTCGATCATTAAGAAATACAAGCGAACATTGGTGAATTTCCAAGAAGATTTCTTGATTCCATTCATCAAAAAGGCGGCTTTTAGGTTCATGCAGTTTGACCCAGAGCGTTATCCCTCTGTTGACATGAATTTCATACCTACAGCCACCTTGGGCATCATTGCTAGGGAGTATGAACAGCAACAGTTCATTGGTTTGTTGCAGACTTTGGGTGCAAACACCCCTGTTTTGCCTATTTTGCTTAAAGGCATCATAGGAAACAGCAGTTTGTCCAACAGAATGGAGTTGATTGCCAAGTTAGATGAGATGATGCAACCCAATCCTCAACAGCAACAGATGGAGCAGATGCAACAAGAGTTGGCAATGCAAGCGGCACAGGCTCAGATTGCTGTTAACACCACTCAAGCAGAGCAAAATCGTGCTGAAGCTACGAAATTGTCTGTTGAGGCTCAGTTAATGCCGCAAGAAGTACAAGCCAAGATGAGTGCATCTTTGACTAAGAATCTACCCAATGAAGATGAAGCCAATCAGAGGGAATTTGACAAAAGGGTCAAGATTGCTGATTTGATGTTGAAGGAAGCTGACATTAAGAACAAGTCAAAGATTGTTGAGTTACAGATGGCTGATAAATTAAATGCTCAGTCACAGGTAAAACAAGACTTTCTTGAAAAACTGACCAACGGATTGAATAATGTCTAACATCAGGGAACTAATCAAAAGCATTGAGGCGGCAGACTCATCTTTTGATGAGAAGTTAAACGCTATTAATAAAATGGAAGAAACCTTGGTGGCTATGCGCCAGCAAGAAGAACAAGCCGTCCAAGATAATGTGGACTTGATTGTTGAAGCCATCAAAGTGATGGAAAACAAAGTCACTGCACAACTAGAGGTTGCCAAATCCATAGTTCCTGAAAAGGGTGATAAGGGTGACAAGGGTGATCGTGGCTTAGATGGTCGCCAAGGCGTAGATGGCAAGAATGGATTAGATGGTCGGGATGGCAAAGACGGTATAGATGGTAAGGATGGTGTATCTGTTAGTGATGCCAAGATTGATTTTGATGGTTCTTTGATTATCAGTTTGTCAACAGGGCAAGAGATCAATGTTGGTGAAGTAGTTGCGCCTGAGTTACAAGAAAGAATAAAACTTGTTACTTCTGGAGGCGCAGGAATTAGCGAATCAGGAGTTGCAACTTTAACCAACAAACGTATTAACCCAAGAGATGTAACGGCAACGACTGCAACTACATTAACACCTGATGTATCTGTTGGTGATATTTACTGTTTTACAGCATTGGCATCAGCATTAACAATTAATGCGCCTATTGGTACTCCTACAAATGGAGAAAAGTTGATATTTAGGTTGTTGGATAACGGCACAAGCAGAGCATTGACTTGGAATGCAACCTATACAGTTATTGGCGTAACTTTGCCAACAGCAACAACCATCAGCAAAACAACGTATGTGGGTTGTATTTACAACGCTAACAATACACGTTGGGATGTGATAGCAGTAACCACACAGGCATGACCATGAAAATTGATTTTTCTTTTTCATCGCAGTACGGCACATTCTCAGATGCTTTGCATTTAGAAGACGATCATTCGTTTACAGATGCTGAGATTAAAGCCATGAAACAGCAAAGGTTTGATAACTGGATTGCTGTAATTACTGCGCCTCCCACAGAAGAAACTCCCACTGAGGAGGTCTAATGGCTGATCGCTACTGGATTCTTGGCACAGGTTCTTGGAGTAGCACCAACACAGTCAACTGGTCTGACACATCTGGTGGGTTGGGTGGTTTCTCTGTTCCTACTGCGTCAGATAACGTATTTTTTGACGCAAACTCAAACGTAGGAACTGGCGCATTTACAGTCACTATGGCAAATTCGCCAAGGGTCTGTAATGACTTTTTAGCGTCAGGCCTTGATGGAACGATGACGCTTGCTGGTTCTAGTATTGGCTTGACAGTATCAGGCAGTCTCACATTTCAAGCCACAAACTTTACTCGAACGTATACGGGCACAACCACATTTAACGCTACAACAACTGGAAAAACAATTACGACTAATGGCGTATCTCTTGCAACAGTTACATTTGATGGTGTAGGTGGAGAGTGGACACTTGGTTCTGCATTTACTGCTACTACAACGTTCCTCAATGCTGGAATATTTAATACATCAACAAATAACTACGCTGTTTCACTTAGTAGTTTTAGTTCTTCTAATTCAATCGTAAGAACAATTAGCCTTAATGCTTCTACAGTTTCAATACTTATAAGCACTTGGAATATGGCAACCAGCACTAATGCAACACTTAATGCTGGAACATCAAAAATTAATCTTTCTAACGCCAGTGCTACTTTTGCTGGTGGTGGGTTAACTTATTACAACGTAGCGTTTACATCAAGTAATTTAGGCGGACCATCAATTACAGGCACAAACACATTTAATAATCTATCCATAGCTGGTAGAACAAATGTTGGAATTGGCGCATTAAGTCTTAGCGCAGACCAAACAATTAACGGCACATTAACAGTAAGTGCTGGAACTGCATCGGCATACCGCATATTTATTGCATCTAACACTCTTGGCACTCCACGAACTTTAACTTGTGCGGCAGTATCTTTAACTGATACAGATTTTAGAGATATAACTATTGCAGGTGCGGCTTCCCCTGCGTCAGGAACAAGACTTGGGGATTGCAAAGGCAATAGTGGAGTAACTTTCCCTTCGGCTAAAACTGTTTACTATCGTCAGACTGGTTCTAATAATTGGGGTGCTACAGGTTCAGGCTCATGGGCAACATTTGGTGGTGCATCAATCTCAACTGCGTTCCCACTAGCTCAAGATACGGCTGTATTTGAAGCAGCAACATATCCTGCTTCAGGATCAACCACAACAATCAACGCTGCATACAACATTGGCACAATTGATATGTCGTTGAGAACGACAAACACTATGACGTTGGCAACAGGCTCAACCGCACCATCAATTTATGGCAATTGGATAAATGGCACAGGAATAACTATATCAGGTACAGGAACGATTACGTTTGTTGGTCGGACAACTCAACAAATTACAAGTTCGGCAAAAACATTTACTCAACCAATCACAATTAACAGCCCAAGTGGTTCAGTTACTTTGCAAGATGCTTTGACAACAGGCACAACAGTAGCAACAACGTTAACCAATGGAACATTAGATTTAAATGGCTTTACATATACTGTTGGAACAAGATTTACAACCGCTACAGGAACAAAAAATTTAACATTTAATGGTGGCACTTTAATTTGTCCTGACCCAAATACTACATCATTTAACAACGCCGCACCTACTAACTTCACCACAACGGCAGGAACAGGAACAGGCACAATTTCCATGACTGCCGCAACTGCTAAGACGTTTGTGGGTAATGGCTCTACGTTCAACTGCACACTTAACCAAGGTGGTGCTGGTGCATTGACCATTACAGGCTCAAACACATTCAGCAACATAACCAATACTGTCCAGCCAGCGTCAGTCTTGTTTACAGCAGGGACAACAAGCACGTTCACCAATTTCAGTTTGTCAGGTACATCAGGAAACCTTATAACCATTGGCTCTGTGACCGCCGCAAGCCATACGCTATCTAAGGCAAGCGGTACTGTAAGTTCAGACTTCTTGTCTATCAGTAGGTCTACAGCTACTGGCGGGGCGGGATGGTATGCAGGGGCAAACTCTACTGATGGTGGAAACAATACAGGATGGATATTTACAGCACCTCCTGCGCCTAGTGCTGGAAACGGCAATTTTTTAATGTTCTTTTGAGGAAACAATGAATCCTGAACTACAAAAGTATTACGAAAATAGATTCGAAATGATGGGAATGGAAGGTTGGAAGGA